GTCCCCGCCCAATCCGGCCGACCTGAGCTACCACGCCAGCCTCGGGGCGCTCGAGATGGCGCTACGGAATCACGTCGATGTGGTGATCGTGGTCAGCGCGATGCTGTTTCATCCCGATGTCCTCATCATGATGAAACAGGCGGGACTGCGTGTCGTCGTGCTGTTCACGGAAAGTCCGTACGACCACGACTCAGAGATGAAGGTGGCGAAGATCGTGGACGGCGGATGGACGAATGAACGCAGCGCGGTGCCGTCATTCCGCACGGTCAACCCGCGCTTCGGGTACCTCGCGCACGGCTGGAACCCGATGGTGCATCGGACGGATCTGCCGATTGATGACAGCGTGCCGGCGCATGACGTCGTCTTCGTTGGGACTGGTTTCCGTGAGCGGTACCGCTTCTTCAATAGCATCGACTGGACTGGGATCAATCTCGGTCTCTACGGGACGTGGAATCAGAAGCTGCTGAATAAGCAGGTTCGTCAGCACCTTCATGCCGGTCCGATCGAGAACTCCCGCGCCACGCTCTTGTACCGCCGGGCCAAAATCGGGCTGAACCTCTATCGCGTCTCGCAGGGGTGGGGGCCTGACGCGCCACAGATTGCCCATGCGGAATCGATCAACCCGCGCGCCTATGAACTGGCCGCCTGCGGGACGTTTTGTCTCTCGGATTTCCGATCGGAGTCCGCGGAAATCTTCGGCGATCTCGTGCCGATGTTCCGTTCCCCGATCGAGGCCGCGGCCCTGATTCGTTGCTGGCTCGCTGATGAGGCGGGCAGGCAATCGATCGCCGCGGCACTCCCTGCGTGTGTCGCAGAGGCGTCGTGGATTGACCGCACCAAGACGGTGCTGGGCGATCTGCAACTGCTCCTTTCAGACGAACGGCCCACGATGGCCGTAGGAGCGTAAAACAATGGCTGCACATGCCGGAAAAACAGGCGCGGTGTATCTCGCAATCGAGTCGTCCACAGGTGTGGCGACGGTCTGCCTCTCACTGAATGCGTGGACGCTGGATCGCTCCAGCGACACATTCGAAGTCACGGCGTTTGCCGACACGAACAAGACGTACGTGCAGGGATTGCCGAACCTGTCCGGGACGCTGTCTGGTTCGTGGAACGACGCGGAGACGAAGCCGATGGCGGGCGCGATCTCGTCCACGGGCGTGAAGCTCTATCTCTACCCGGACATCACCGTGTCTCCGACGAAGTACGCGTATGGCACGGCGTGGTTGTCGGCGGCGATCGAAGCGCCGGTGAATGGCGCGGTGACACTCACGGCGAATTTCGTCGCCGCGAATAGCTGGTACGTCTCTCTGTAAATGAATAGCTTCACCGTCTCGGGGGCAACGGCGCTGCTGAAGTGGGGGTACCACGACGCGGCGCAGTTGTCCTCGTGGACGTTGGAGGCGGGCGGGACGGTGACGGCGACCGTCGTATCCATCGACCAGTTTCGGGCTTCGCAGGCGCCCCTAACGTTTGTGGTCCCACGTCCCACGAATCCGTGGGTGTGGAAAGTGAACAGCTTGCAGATCGCGGGCAAGACGCTGGTGGCGTCACTCGCGCAGGAGTAAATCCGATGCGATCGAGATTCGTCGTACCAGACGTGGTTCGGTTGCCGTTATCAGACGGAGACTGGATCGACGTGAAGAAGGAACTGAACGCAGGCGAGCAGCGGCGCGTGTTCACCAACCTCGTGAAGACCATGCAGGCCGGCGAGAAGCCGGAGCTGAACCCGGAGCAAGTCGGCAAGACCAAGATCATCGAGTACGTGGTGGCGTGGTCATTCGGGACTGGCGCGCAGGCGTTCAGCGCCTCGGCCTTGGATGCCATTGATCCGGACAGCTACGCCGAGATTATGGCGGCCGTGGATGCTCACGACGAAGCTGCGGACAAGGCGAGGACTGAAAGAAAAAACGGCCGCAGCACGGCGACTACATCACCAGCGACCTCAATATCTGCCGATACTTCCCTGGTTGGACAGTAGACGACGTGCGCGCGCTTTCACTCGATGACTACGACGCGGTGATCCAGATGATGAACAAGGCAGCGAAACAGTAGATGGCGTTGACCGCAAAGTTCACTGCCGACTTCACCTCCTTCTATTCAGCCGTGGAGAAGGCGGAAGACGTTCTCGTTGACCTCTCCAAAGGGGCCAACAAGGTAGACGCATCCCTGAAGCGCATGGTGGACGGCTTCTCTGGGCGTAAGTTGATCCAGGAGGCCACGCTCTTGGCGGAGTCTGTTCAAGCCGTTGGTGGGGCTACGAAGCTCACGGACGCAGAACTGCGTCGTGTTGCCGCGACTACCGCTGAAGCGGCCGATAAGATGCGGCGCATGGGCATGGAAGTGCCGAAGTCGTTTACCGACATCGCAACGGCAGCGAAGCGCTTGGATACATCAATCGAGCAAATTGATGAGGCGCTTGAGAAAGCACAGGCAGAGGCGAAGCGGACTGCGGACGCGCTCGCTAAGTTGGACGATCAATTTTCTGGGAAGAACATCATCCAAGAGGCGAACCTGATGGCAGCCGCCATTCAGAAAGCCGGCGGCACATCGAAGTTGACAGATGCCGAACTGAAGCGAGTGGCTGCGACGGTGTCCGAGGCAACCGCCAAGATGAAAGCGATGGGCGTTGATGTCCCACCTGGTATGCAGAAGTTAGCGGATGCGACTAAGGGCGTCGGAGAGTCGGCTAAGAAATCAACGTCGCTGCTCTCTGGCATGGCCGGGCAGCTCGCGGGCATGTTCACCATTGGCGCCGTCGTGGCGTTTGGTCGGGAGATTCTGCAGGCTGGGGACCAGATCCAGAAGATGGCGGATCAGACCGGCCTCACCGTCGAAGAAGTGCAGAAACTGCAACACATTGCTGGACAGTCCGGGACCTCCATCGAAAGCCTCGTGGGCGCTGTCCAGAACCTCCAGCAGCGATTAGGCGATGACAACTCCGGTGCGGCTGGGGCTATCAAAAAGCTTGGCATCAACCTGAACGAGCTCAAGAGCCAGACGCCGTATCAGCAGATGGTCACACTGGCGGAAGGGATTCGGAATATTAAGGATCCGACGGAGCAGGCGAGTGAAGCGGCAAAGATTTTCGGCAAGAGTTGGAAGGAAATCCTGCCGGCGATCAAGTCTGGGATGGAGGGGGTCGGCAACGAAGCCCCACTCATGGCGGACGAGGTGGTCAAGTCGCTGGACCGGATTGGCGATGCGCTCACAAGGGCGAAGGCGCTGGGGATTACCTGGGGCGCGACCCTCGTCACCGCGATCGAGAAGGCCGGGTTTGCCGTTGGGGATTTCCTGTCACGGTTCAATCCCCAGCATTTCGGCGTGGCGACGTCCCAGATCCTCAAGATGCAGGCGGCGCTGAACGATCGCACCGGGCTTGTGGGGGCGTTGACGCAGGCGCAACAGGCGTCCACGAAGCTCGTCAAGGTGATCGGGTCAGATGTAAAACCCGTTATCGCAGCGACGGCGGAAGAAGAGTATCGCTTTAATCAACGACTCATGGACTCTGTGAAAGCTAATGAAGCCGCGGCAAGGGCGGCGAATGAACGCGCTGAGGCCATCCAGAAGATGTCCAAGGAAGGGCTCGGGGCCGAGTTTGAATGGCAGAACCAGATCCTTCTGACGAAGTTTAAGCTCGAGCAGTTGACCGTAGTGGAGAAGCAACTGTACGAGCAGACGCGGACAATGACGGACTTCGTCGTCCAGCACAAGGGCGAGATGTTTCCCGAACCGCCCCAGAGCACGCTTGAGGCATGGAAGAAGGGCCAGAAGGCGATCGAGACAACGATGCCGCTGATGATGAAGTTGGAGAGCGTGGCGCGGTCATCCATTGGCGGCCTCAACGACATCTTTCAGCGCGCCTTTGAAGGTGGCGGCGGCGCGGCCGGCGCGATTAAGTCCTTTGCGACTAACGCCCTCGGGAGTCTGCTGAAGATGATCCCCGGAGTCGGAGCGGTCCTGAGTCAGTTTGCCGGCACGTTTGTGTCGTTGATCTCGAAGGTCTTCGGTAAGAGCGAAGAGACGTCTAAGGTTAGTCCGCTGCGTGATGAGTTCTTCAAGTTACAGGGTGGCATTGAGGCGCTAAACCCCAAAGTCATGCAGCTCACGGGCAATCTGAAGCTCGTGCAGGCGGTGTTCGATGCCCGCACGGTGGAGCAGTACAACAAAGCCATCGGTGAGTTGACGGACCTGTTTGAGCTTCAGACTAAAGCCCTTGGAGATGTGGACGCCACCGCTAAGAAGTACGGCCTCACGATCGAAGACCTCGGCCCAGCGTGGGCGAAGCAGGAACTGGACAAGAAAGCCCAGGAGTTGTGGAAGGACTATCAACTCTTGATCTCAGCCGGCGCGGATCACACGAAGGTGCTGGAGAAGATGTCGGGCGCTGTCAATGAGTACGTGAACAACGCCATGAAGATGGGCTCTGAAGTGCCAGAAGCCATGCGGCCGATGCTCGAGGCGATGATCCAGAACGGCACGCTGCTCGATGCGAACGGCAACAAGATCACGAACCTGGAAGAGTCTGGCATCTCCTTCGCCATGACCATGACCGAAGGGTTCAAGTCGCTGATTGAGGAAGTCCAGAAGCTGACGGACATCATCAGCCGGTCGCTCGGGACTGCCCTGAAGAAGATCCCGAAGCCAGACGCGCCGTGGGAGGACTGGCCGCCACCGCCTGAGATGCCCGACTACAGCGGGAACAACAACAGCTCGGCGCCAGCCTGGGGCGGGCCGCAGGCGATGGGCAGCGCAGGCCGCGTCACTAAGCCCACGTTGTTTCTGGCTGGCGAGGCGGGGGCAGAAGACTTCGCGTTCTCTGGCGCGAATAAGCGATTCAATGGCGGTACAGACGGCGGCATCACGATCAACGTCCAGGGCTCGGTGATCTCTGAGCGTCAACTGGCCCAGATCGTGAACGACGCCAATGAACGCCGCTATCAGAACAAGCGATATGTGAGGGCGGGGTAATGCCGCTCAGTGGATCGGATGTCGCGTATAAGCAGGCGCGGTCTGGGATTGCCCGGTCTGGTGCCACGCGCTCTGGCTTTTTCACGCCCAACGTGGTGGTCACGATCAACAGCGTGGACCGGACGTCCTCTGTGATTATGACGTCGCTGTCCGTGTCGCTGGTGTTGAACGATGAAGTGGACACGGCTCGATTCACGCTGGAACCAGGAGCGACGATTCCGACGGTGGGCCAGTCGGTCAGTGTGTGCCTCGGGTCCTCCAGCAATCCAATCTTTGCTGGCCAGATTGCGCGGGTGAGCCATCGCCGGCTACGGAAGGCGGGGGCCAGCAACTTCAACGTCTTCGTAGACGTCGAGTGCATTGACTGGATGAAGTTATTCGACCGCACGATCGTGAATGCCACGTACACCTCTGAATCGGCGACCTTCATTATCAATGCGCTCGTTAGTGGAGCGTCAGGCTTTACGAGCAACTTTGTGGAAGCCGACTTACCGACGATTGACTATATCGCGTTCACCAACGAACAACGCTCCAAAGCCGTGCGGCGGGTTATTGCCGCGATGGGCGGCGGGGGCTTTTATATTGCTCCAGACCGCGATGTCCACGCCTTCGGCCCTGATGGGGACACATCGATTGGGTCACCGCAATCGTTGACGAACACGTCGGTTAGTTTGCAGTCCTTCACGCATAGCTATGACTACAGTCAAGTCCGCAACCGGGTCGTCGTGGAAGGCCAGACGGTACCAGCCGCCGTGGATCATGTCACCGGGGCGAGCTCACTGATTGTGGAGAGCGGTGCCAATGATTTTGACCTGAGTGGGGGGCGTATTCGCGTTGGGACGAAGCGGTACGGTTACACCAATTTCAAGCCGTTTCTCCAAACCGATGCGGGTGTGATCTTGGGCGCAGAAGGCGTGACCTCTGGCACGGCTGCGCTGGGCGCGACAACCATCCCCGTGGCGGACACAACCGAGTTTGATCCAGGTGGCGCAGTCTTCTACCCGCTATGGCTGAAGATTGATGGGCAATACATCAGCTATTTCAGTGTCAGCACACCATCCGGAGCGGGGAATATCACAGGCATTCCAGCGAGCGGATTCGGATCGATCACGGTGCCGATCGCGTCAGGTACCGCCGTCTATTCGGCCAGCTACTTCTGGCAGTTGCTGGATTACGAGACCGTCACAGATACGGTCGTGCTGGATGACACGGTGAAGAAGGGCGACCAGATCGCTCTCATTGTGCAGGATGACGATACGACGTCCCAAACCGCGATTGCGGCGATTGAAGGTGGGGACGGCATCCACGAGCATGTCATCAGCGATGGCCGCTTGAGTGTGGACGGGGCGGCCTTACGTGCCCAAGCCGAGCTCGATGCTTTCAAAGATCCCCTGACGCACGTGTCCTATACCTCTGACGATATGGGTGTGATGCCCGGTGCGGCGCAAGTCATCAACCTCACCACCACGGATGCGTTCTCCGACACGCTCACCGTGACTCATGTGGACTTGACCTTTCCTGTGAATAACTACCGACCACAACGTCAGTGTCAGGCGAGCACGGTGCGCTTGGCGCGGTTTGCGGATATCGCAGAAACAGAGGAGACCTAACGTGGCCGCGGTTACTTTCTCCACCGACACGGACGACTCGGGCGCTGGTACTGACGGCACGATTCACAATAACGCCTGGAAGCAGGCGATGGCGACGGCCATCAACGCCGCGTTCACGGATTGGACGACGTATACCCCGACATGGGGCAACACGGGGACCGCGAACACGCTGGGCAACGGCACCATCGCAGGGCAGTACACCGTCATCAACGACACGGTGCATTTCCAGATCCAGCTTGTGTGGGGCAGCACGACGAACGACGGCAGCGGTGTCTGGACGTTCACGTTACCCGTGACGGCGGTGGCGGTGACCGCGCCTGGGCAGGCGCTGGGTAGTGCGGTGTTAACGGATGCCAGCGTCGGCGCGTATGGCGGCATTGTGCAGCAGTTCTCGACGACGACGTGCATCATCTACAACACCGACGTAGTGAGCACGGGCGTCGGCGCGGGCACTGTACCGTTTACCTGGGTCACAACGGACACGTGCTCCCTTCACGGCACGTATCGCGCGGCGTAGTCGGACACGAACAGGCGGAGGCGACGACGTGATGGCTGACCGTACGGACGAACTGATCGAGCGCATGGAGAAAGGCTTCGACCGCATCACGGCGCGGCTCGACCAGATCAACGGCCGGACGGGGAAAAACGAACAGGCCATCGCCGTGTTGCAGGACCGAAGCGACCGCGGCGGGTTACTGGGCGCGATTGCCGGCGGGTCGGTGGGTGGGGTGATCCTTGCGATCAAAGCCTGGTTCGACCGCTAACGTGACCGACGCCGAAGTCCGCGCGGCCCTGAGCGAGCGGGATGTGTTACTGCTCACGCTGCTCGGTGAGGCTCGAGGCGAGGAGCTTGAGGGCAGGCTCGCTGTCGGGTGCGTGGTTCGCAACCGTGTCGCGGACGATCGCTGGCCTGACTCCGTCAAAGACGTATGCCTGCAGCGGTGGCAGTTCTCGTGCTGGAACGGCGGCGATGCGAACTACCGAAGCCTGATGAGCCATGCGCGACAGATAGTGGGGGACCATGCCATCCGTTCAAGCTTTGTCCCGACCGCACTGGATCTCGAGACGCGCTGGCTGGCGGATGGTCTGCTCACGGGTGTGGTGCGGGATCGTGTGGCTGGCGCGAATCACTACCTTACCCGAGCCTTGTGGGAATCAGCCCCCCCCAGTTGGGCGCGTGGACGTAGTCCGACTTGCTTCATCGGCCGACATTGCTTTTTTTCTCTCGCTCCATGAGATGCCGCTGCTGTGTGCCAAGTGCGATACGGACGTGACCATCGCGTATTTCGCGTCCCCGCCGCATGTGCCGTTTAAGTGCCGCTGCGGGTCGTCTGAGTTTGTCGATCAGCCGACGTTACCCGAGTTTAAGTTGACCGAGAACGATCGGCGGTTCCTCCGTGGCATCAAAGTCAAGGGAGACGCATGAAAGGGCTGTTGATCTTCACGTTCGGCGGCTTCCTCGCAATGCAGATGCCCAGCCCCGCGCAGCCGTGGCCGAACCATGAGAAGCCGACTGAGGGCTGGACGTGTCACCCCGCGCTGAATCAGAAGGAAGTCGAGACCAACGCCCACGCGTGCGCGTGTCGCGGGATGACGATGGTAGACCCGCAACCGAAGCCGGAGCACTGCGCGAAAACGCCGACATTTGACGATGAGGGTACGCAGAACGGCGAGGTATTGATCGAGCGCAGTACCTGCAAGGTTTTTTGCTGGAAGTCGAGTTGCACGTGCGCGAAGCGGTGTGGCACGACGTGATGTTCGGACTCCATAGCCACTTCGACGGCTGCATCGGCCCGTTAGCTGCTGACGTGACGCGGCTCGGGTTCACGCGGCATCGCATGGAAGTCACCCATGTGGACGACGCCACGATGACCGCGATGGTGCAGGAGTCGGTGGACGCTGGCGCGCAGCCGCTCGTGGTGATCTGGGACACGAGCCGATTGCCGCATCTGACGGGGCGCGATGCGGAGTGGAAGAACGAGCTCGACGGCGACATGGCCCCCGAGGTGTACAGGCGCGAACTGGATGCGGCCGTCGAGATCGCGGTGGCTCACGGGGTGCGGTTGTGGGGCGGGGTGATCAGCAACCTCGATGGTGATTCCCTGGCCTGGTTGAATGCGGTCCGGGACGCTGGCGGCGGCTGGCCTGAGGGTCTGCACGGTATCACGGCGCATCGCTACGGCGACGGCACGTTCGAGAACCCTCATCGTGGGTTTAGCAGCCGTGACGCCGAAGTGAAGTGGCTGCGCGCGGCGGCGGCCGGGAAGCCGATCCAGATCACGGAGTTTGGATATCCGAGCTCGGACATGACCGAAGACGAGCAGGCCGAGCGCATCGCGCAGGAATGGGCGTTCTGGCAGGGCCACGGCATTCCGGCTTACCTCTATCAGATCAATGACGGGGCGAGCACCTGGCCGATCGATCACTTTGGGATCCGGCGGGTGGATGGCTCGTGGAAGGCCGCGGCCTATACCGTGCCGACGACGACACAGGAGAGCGACATGTTGAACAACTTTTCGATTTCACGCAAGCGCCTGATCCCGGTCTCTGGGCGGGCGGGATATTACGTCTACCAGTACCCAAGGGGCACAGACACCGTCCTGTCGGTGCAACCGGACGGGTCGTTCCAGTCCAGACCAGCCGGGACGGCGGGCGCGTGGGAATCGTTCTACCTCGATGAGGATCGGCGTCGAGCCATCTTCGATGAGACGGCGGAGTCGTTCGCGTATCCGCTGGTGGATTGATGAGCCTCGTCCTCCTCACTGACGGGCGACCGAAGAAGACTGGACAGGAATCCGGCTGGCTCCACGTGCAGGGCCGCGACTTCGCCACCGACCAGAATGAGCCGTGGCAGTTCCGCGGCTGGTCGGCACACTACCTGTTGAACTGCCTGATCGGTGGCTACCCGTGCGACCCGATCGACGCCGTGCTCGATCAGGTGGTGGACTACGGCTACAACACGCTGGTGACGGTCGGCATGCACGCGAGCCCGTGGAAGGTGGCGAACGGCTGGGCGCTGACACCGTTGACGCACCCGGATTACTTCGTGCGATTAGCGCAGCTCTTCGACAAGGCGGCCGATCGCAAACTCCGCGTGGCCCATGCGCCGCTCGCGGACATGCAGCATTACACGGGCGACAAGCAAGCCTTCTGGCGTGAGTCGTGCGCGGTCATGCGCGGACGCTGGAACTTACTCCCGCGCAAGGGTAACGAGGACTACTCGAACGGCTGGCACCCTAATGACTACCCGTTTCCGCACGACATGACCGGCTTGCTATCGCAGGGCTCACGCGGCGAGGGCACAAACCCACGCTACAACCCGTACTACCCGTACCTGGACTGGGTCGAATACGAAGTCGTCCGCAAGGCGCCGAAGATGTTCCTGGACCTGCCGTTGCGTCAGATGCAGGACGGGGACTTTGCCGGTCCTGCGACGAACCGGCCCACGGTCAACATCGAGCCGATGTTCTTTGCAGACACGAACCCGGACCACGTCGGGGATGCCCGCTCCACCGATCCGCGCGTGGCTCGAGAGATGGCGCTGATGATGGGCGCGTGTGCGGGCGGGGCGTTCGGGTGCTCGCTGGGGTTGGAGTGCCGCGTCCTCCCAGAGGGCTCCATCTCCGATCAATGCGCTCGTGCGTTTATTCAGGCGTTGAAGGCGGTATTCCTTCGCCCGCTGGCGGCGTTGGACTTTCAGGGCGATCACTAACCAGTTTCTCCCCCAGAGAAAACAGGAGACGAACCGATGGATCCTCGGTCGATTTGGCAGACGAAAACACT